AGGGGCTAAACGTGGTCATCGCACATTCTCAAACTAGATATCCGGAATGGCAGGAGAGAGGCGATAGTGCCTCAGCTCCAGTCGGAACTCATTTAGAGATTCCAGCGGATGCTGTGGAAGAGAAGAATGGTAGATATAGATTACCTAACGGGAACTATGTAGAGAAAACTGCATACTTCTACGTGTTAGCATTGGTCGATGGTGAACCTAGACCAGCAGTAATTGCTATGCGATCTTCTAATCTTACACCAGCAAGAGAGCTAAACAATCTGATTAAGAATCTTAGATTCTCTGATGCAGAGGGCTCTTTCAATCCAGCTGCATACTCAGCAGTTTATAATTTAAAAACTGTAGGTAAGACGGCAGGTAGTAAAAGCTGGCATGTCTATAAACCATCAAGAGTTAGAAATCTTGATGTCAGTAATAAAGAAGATGCGGGACTGTATGAAGTTGCACAACAACTTCAAAAAACTGTATCTAAAGGTGCAGCGAAACCAAAATACGATGCGCCTAAAAGTACTGGAGACATTGTATAACCGAGTACTTTGATGAGTACACTTGCGAGAGGGGCGCCGAAGCGAGAGTGGACGCGCCCTGATTAACTTATGAAAGATTTTGAAAAATATTTTAGTGGATTAAAAAGAGACTTTGGTTTCTGTAATGTTAAGAACGGATATTATGATCCTAAAACAAACAAACTTAAATTTGATCCAGGTGATTATGGTTGGGCCAAACGACCTATTACAGATAAAGATTATGAGGATCATTTAAAAGGACAGAAATCAATTGGACTACAAGCTTGTGATGACGAAAGCATGGCTAGCTTTGGTGCAATCGATGTTGATCCTGATGACTATGAAAAGTTTGATTTACAAAAGTATTTAAAAGTTATTGAAAAAAAAAATTTACCTGTGATTCCTATTGAATCTAAAAGTGGTGGGCTTCACATTTATGTATTTACAAAAGAAAAAGTGCCTGCATCTTTAATTAGAGAATTCTTATCGAACTTATTATTTTTATTTGGTCTACCATCTAAGACTGAAATATTTCCAAAACAAACTGCACTTGGCAAAAACCAAAACGGTGAGCGAACGTCTGGTAGTTTTATTAACCTACCATACTTTAATGGTGATGAACGAAGAGCATACAAACCTGACGGAAGTAAAATGGATTTAGATTATTTCTTAAAAGTAATCGAAGCTAATCTACAAACAAAAGAAAGTTTACAAGAGGTTAGTAATAAAAAAATAAAAGAAGTATTAACCGGTGGACCTGAAGAGTTTGCTGATGGTCCTCCATGTTTACAGATGATCTGCAAAGAGATACAGGAATCAGGGGCCAAATTAAAAGATGAGAGAGATAGGTTTTTATATAATTATATGGTGTTTGCTAAAAAGAAATTTAGTGAAAACTGGGAAAAGAAAGTATTAGAGGCAGCTAGAAACTATATATTATACGATGAGATATGGGGTGATGGCAAAGTAGAAGAAAAAATTAAATATTGGAAAAAAGATACAGCAGGTTTTAAATGCAATGATTTACCTATATCATCATATTGTGCGAGGGGCACATGTCTAAAAAGAAAATTTGGTATTGGTGGTCACTTTGATTCGCAGTGGCCATCAGTATCAGGTTTAATTAGAATTATGTACAAACCTGATCATGAATATTTTTTTAACGTTGAGGTGGCTGCAGATAAAATTGTACAAGTACACGCACGTAGCATTAAACAGTTTAACGAGATGAAACAAATGCGTAGTCTAATTGCTGATCATACAACAACGTATCCACCAAGTATAAAAGAAAAAGAATATCAAAACATATTAAATGGGTTGTGGGCAACCATGGAAACAATTCAACCGCCTGCAGGTACAAACCCTGTGGATATGTTAAAGAAAGAATTATTTACATATGTTAATGGACCTAAAGCTAGCTCGTACGCAGCATTTAAAAGTGGATCTGTATTACACGAAGATCAATATTTTTATTTTGTGTACGATAAGTTTTACGATGAATTAAAACGTGGAGATTGGAATCAAGAGCGAGCAAGAACAGCTACCATGATCAAACAATATTTCAAAGGTGAGTTTGATTGTCAAAAAAGATTTCCAAAAGGTGATAACGAAGAATCATTTCCACCATTAAGAGTTTTAAAACTTCCAAAAGAAGGTTTAGAAAAAGAAGATATACCAGAAGAAATAATAGAAATAGAAGATAAGGAGAATATAGTATGACGCAAAAAATCCCAAGTATATTTGTATCTTTACCTGCGTACGATACAATGCATGTACCCACATGTTTATCGCTTGTAAAATTGTTTAATAAATTTACACTAGCAAAAATAAAAGCAGAAATAGGAACATTTAAATGTCCTTACGTTAGTTATGGAAGAAATGTTTTAACAGCATTATTTTTAGAATCAGGTTTTGACTATCAATTGTTTGTAGACGCTGATTTAGAATTTGAACCTGATGTCGTGGGTCGAATGATATTAGCTAAAAAAGATGCTATTTGTGTGCCCTATAGAAAAAAAACACAGGACCAAGTATTAAAATTTTCTATAGAGTTTAACGATTCAAGTAACATTGAAGTGGATGAAAAAGGAGTTGTAGAATTAAAAATGGGACCTGCAGGTTTAACATTAATTCATAGAAGTGTTTATGAAAAATTAATTAAAGACAATCCTGATTTAAAAATAAAACAGAAAGAAATAATATCTGAAAAAGCAAACTCATACTTCTATAATTTTTGGGACACAACTTTTACCAAAGATGGAACATGGTGGGGTGAGGATGTTAATTTTTGTAAATTAATTAAAAAATCAGGTTTTAAATTTTATGGAGTAGTTGATGGACAAACAACACATCACGGATCATTTGGCTGGACTGGATCACTCAAAGATGGGTTTAAGAAAGCCAATGGAAAAGATCAATAAAATCTATGGACCACCGGGCACCGGTAAAACATTTAGATTAATTAGACGTGTAAAAGCGTACGAACGTATTGGTGTGCCTTTACACAAGATAGGTTACTTTGCATTTACTAGAAAGGCTGCAGAGGAAGCACGTAAAAGAATTAATGTATCTGAAAAAGAAGTGCCATATTTTCAAACAATACACGCGTTCTGTTATCACTTACTGGGATTAAACGAAGAGGACATCATGCAGCCGTATCACTACGAAGACCTTGGTAAAAAATTAAACATAAGAGTTTCGTTCAATGATAAATATAACGAAGAAGAAACACATTTTTTAAGCTGTAATAATCCGTACTTTCAAATGATACAAAGGGCTATAAATAAAGATATAGATATTAGAGCAGAGTTTGATCTTAACGAACATGATAAAAAACAAGTAAATGATTATGATACTCTCAATCATATTTATAGAAATCTTTTAGTTTACAAAGATAAAAATAATCTTTTTGATTTTAACGATATAATAAAATCTGTTTTACATTCTAACAAAATACCCATGTTCAAAGCTATATTTATTGATGAAGCACAAGACTTATCACCATTGCAATGGCAACTATATGACAAACTAAAATATCATTGTGAACAAATGTATCTAGCTGGTGATGATGACCAAGCTATTTATGCTTGGGCTGGAGCCGACGTCAAAAGATTTGTAAAAGAACCTGCAAGAGAGATTGTATTAAGAAAATCAAAACGTATATCTAAAGCTGTTCAAGAAGAATCGACAAGACCTATTAATAATATTATTGGAATTAGAAAACTAAAAAAATATTATCCAAGAGATTATGAAGGTGAGTCACACTACATATCTGATCTTAACCAAGTTGATCTGACACAAGGTAAATGGCTAATACTCACAAGAACTAAAAGTAATCTGTTAGATATCATGAAAGATTTAAAACGTAAAAATTTTTATTATCAAAGTAACAAAGGTAAAAGTTTTAAAGTTGGTATGTACGAGGCTGCAATAGCATACACTAAATGGACAATGGATGAATTGTTGGATGACAAAGAAATAAGTGCAGTAAAAGAATTTATACCTAATGCAGATTGGGATGTTAAAGTTCCATGGTATGATAAGTTTGTAGCAGATCAAAAAGAAATTTTATATTTAAGAAATTTAATTGCATCGAAAGAAAATTTAAAAGAAAAGGCGAGAATATGGTTGTCAACTATTCACGCAATAAAGGGTGGTGAAGAAGATAATGTAATTTTATCTTTACACCAAGGTCGTACTGTACAACAAGGGATTAAATCAAGTGTTGACAAACAAGATGAAGAGCATAGAGTGTGGTATGTTGGAGTTACGAGAGCAAGAAATAATCTATATAAACTGAGAGCAAAAAAGAAATTAAGGGAGTATCAACTATGACAGATAAAAATATATTAGACGAAGCATTTCCACAATACACTCAGGTCGGTGGAAATCATTACACCAAGTTTCCTATTCAACCATACGAGTTCATTTCTAAAAACAATCTATCGTTTTTTCAAGGAAATGTTGTTAAATACGTTTGCAGATATCAGAGAAAAGGAGGCGCAGAGGATATTAAAAAAATAATACACTACTGCCAGCTTGAATTATTAAAAATGAAAGACTTACAGAAGAAAAGATGATAACTGATATAAGTAATCACATAATAATAAAAGATAATTTTTTTAATGAAACAGTTTACAAAAAAATATTAATTGACATATCTAGATTAAAATTTAGTAACAGACACGAATCTGTAAATAATAATTTAAAAAACATTTATCAAAAAATATATTTCAATGTCCCGTTAAGTAAAGATCATTTTGCCGTACAAGAAACTATTAATATTTTAAATAGTTATAAACTTAACGTAAATGATGGAGAACATAATTATTTTTTAAGTGCATCACACGAAGGTGCATCTATACATAATGATGTGGCGAGATTAAATTGTTTAATATATATAAAGGGTAAAAATTTAATGAATAGTGGCACTGGTTTTTATGATAAAGGAAAAGATAACTATCATTTAAGAACCCATGTCGGTTTTAAAGAAAATCGTGGTATTATATTTGATTCAAAAATATATCATTCGACTACACAATTTCAAAAAGATTCTGGTTCACGATATGTAATGGCAAATTTTTTTAGTTAAGGGAGAAAACAAATGATATTACCTCAAACAGAATGGGTTCAACCTACAGAATATCCAGATCTTAGATCTTACGATGAGATTGCAATAGACTTAGAAACAAGAGATCCAGATTTAAAATCAAAAGGATCTGGTGCAGTTATTGGTAATGGTGAAGTTGTTGGTGTGGCTGTAGCTACATATAATAACAAATGGTATTTTCCTATTGCTCACCAAGAAGGACCTAACATGGATAGAGATAAAACTTTAGAATGGTTTAAAGATATTCTTGAATGTCCAGCTACAAAAATATTTCATAATGCCATGTACGACGTATGTTGGATACGTAGTTTAGGCTTAAATATCAATGGTTTAATAGTAGATACAATGATTGCGTGTTCATTATTAGATGAGAACAGATTTTCATACACATTAAACACTTTGTCTTGGCATTTTTTAAACGAAGGTAAAAACGAACGTGCACTAAATGAAGCTGCAAAGTCAAGAGGACTTGATGCAAAGGCTGACATGTGGAGATTACCTGCACATGAAGTAGGAGCATATGCTGAAAAAGATGCTGAGTTAACTTTTAAACTTTGGCAACATGTAAAAAAATTATTAATTGAAAATGATCTACAAGAAATTTTTAATCTTGAAACGGATCTTTTTCCTTGTCTTGTGGATATGCGTTTTTTAGGCGTTCGCGTAGATACTCAAAGAGCTTACGACTTGCGTAAGGAATTGATTGGACAAGAGCAACTATTATTACAAGAAATTCGAAAAGAAACACAAATAGATACTCAAATATGGGCAGCAAGATCGATCGAAAAAGTTTTTCAAAAACTAAACCTATCTTACGAGCGTACTGCAAAATCTGGTGAGCCATCATTTACTAAAAACTTCCTTTCAAATCATGAACATCCTATCATACAAAAGATAGCTAAAGCAAGAAAGATTAACAAAATAAATACAACGTTTATTGATACAATATTAAAACATGAATACAAAGGTAGAATTCATGCAGAGATAAATCAAATTAGATCTGATGATGGAGGAACTATCACAGGTAGATTTAGTTATGCAAATCCAAACCTGCAACAAATACCTGCACGTGATCCTGTATTGGGTCCAATGATAAGAAGTTTGTTTATACCTGAACAAGGATGCAAGTGGGGTTGTTTTGACTACTCGCAACAGGAACCAAGACTTGTAGCGCATTATGCATTGCGTTATGGTCTACCCTCTGTGAATACAATTGCAGATTCATACGATACAGATTCATCAACAGACTTTCACAAAATAGTTGCGGAGATGGCAGAAATACCTAGAGATCAAGCAAAGGTAATTAATCTTGGTTTATTTTATGGCATGGGTAAAGCTAAATTACAAGCAGAGTTAGGTGTATCTAAATTTAAAGCAGAGGAATTATTTGACAAGTATCACTCAAAAGTTCCATTCGTAAAACAATTAATGAATGAAGTTATGAAAGCTGCAGCTAACAAGGGACAAATTAAAACTTTGTTGGGTAGACGATGTAGATTTCCTAAATACGAACCAATACTACGTGGTAGTGATTGGGGTAAATATATACCGCCTGAAGATGAAGAACGTATGCAGGATCTACAAAAGATGGGACCATACTTAAAAGACGATGAAGATGAAATATTAAAAGACAAAGATGGTAATCCTAAAAAGAACTATTGGCATAAAAATCCAACACGTCGAGCTTTTACTTACAAAGCTTTAAACAAACTTATACAAGGATCAGCAGCTGACATGACTAAAAAAGCCATGCTAGAACTGTACAAAGAAGGTATTACACCACACATACAGGTACATGATGAATTAGATATATCTGTCATCAATGATTTAGTC